CTCCCCGCGCCCGATTGGTCAGTAGAGAAACGGGCGACAAAGTATTTATCGGCTACCTGTGGTGTCCCGCCCCCTACAGAGCCCATAAACCGCCAGCCGATGTTCCAGCCGATGAAGTTCTTGACGCGGGCAGTAAGCGCGGCTGTTGAAGTACCACCCGCCCACCTGAAGGTCTTGCCGAAGCCTGCTACGGGCCACTGGGGGGAGCAGACCCGTCCGTTGCGTGTCGACGGGGGCTGAATGTCCGCGCCGCCGTTCTGGATGTCGAAGATGCCCTGGTTGAAGTGATGCCAGCGGTGCCAGGACCCGGTACGGTTGTAGCCGCCATTCCCCTGCCAGCCACAGAAGGCTAGGACACGGTAAGCCATCAGTAGCCACCCCAGGGAGCATCGAGCCATTGGTCGGGGCCGAGAGGCATAACGCGGGGAACGAAGATGGGCGCGAGGCTGTAGACAAAGACGTGGCGGTCTGTACCGGCCAGGGCCTCTAGCTGACGGGCAGCGGAGTAACGGTCAGGACTCAGAGTGGAGGCGTCTACGTCCAAAGTAAGGCCGTCCGGCCACCAGAGTCTTGCTGAGCGAGGGGAGGGCGACGGCGTCCACAGCGTTGTTCCGGCTAGAAGTGCCTCTAGCAATTCCTCAAACCGTGCTGCCAGTTGAGGATAGGGAGCGAAGAGAGTGCGAAAGGCATCTCTTAATCGCCTACGCTGAGCATCCGTCAGACCGTCCCACCAGTCTAGCTTTGATGTATCCCAGGACGCACCAGCATCTACTGTGAGCACTTTGTCCGCCACGGCCTGCACTTTCGTTCGGGTAGCTATCGGCAGTGCGGCTACCGCGTCCTTGATGATTGTGCCGACAGGCTGATGATGGAGATGGCCTATGTTAGTCGGCCAGCGCGAGCCTGCTAGGTTCGTATTGCCGCGCCAGTAGCAGGCGTGGGTGTCGGCCCCCGACCAATCGGCAGGGCCATCATTGGCCAAAAAGTCAGTGCCTCGGATGTCACCAAGGAAACGAGTGGAGGCGTCGAAGCGACAGCCTCGAACTAGCGACAGGCGGGCGTGACCGTCAGGAGTCAGAGAAGCATCTAGAGTCTGGCCGCGTAAGTCTTGGCCGGTGCGGATTATCCTCATCTGTGCTGAGAATTCTGTTAGCCACCAGACTGACAGGTTAGTTCATAAGTAAACTGAATTTGGTCTGTAGCCACTACAGTAATAACGCCAAAAGTATGTCTGTCCATAAGAGTAGGCCCTGTTGCAGCATTAAAGAGACCATGCTCTCTAATGCCATAACCGCCGGTATAAGTAATAGTTTCTACGCTTTTATAGATATAAGACGATGCGCCTTCTATTTGTGAACCAGCTCCAGGTCGAGGCGTTTGCACTTCAGCACCTAGAGCAATATTAGTAACAGCAACAGGCAGTATAGTACCATCATCTGTTCCACTAGCATGATATTTAAATGTTGAGTGAGCAGCTACACTTGCTTTTAGTTCGTCTACAAGAAGATCAACATAAGCATTTGTAACAAGCCTGCGGCAGATAACACCTAGGTCTACCCATCTATCCTCAGCAGCTATATAGTGTCTTGCACTAAGCTGAGAATAAAAGACCCCAGCACCCTGTAAAGCGTGTAGAGCATTAGCAAGCCTTCTGTGCCATTGGGCTAGAATACCAGGACGGGCTACCCTGATCACTTTAGTGGTTAACTTGCCTTTGAATCCTGCAACGCCGCTCATATCTAACTTCCTTCCAGAACTTTAATTAGCCGTTTTCTTAGATTGTACATCTTCATTCGTGTGTTTATCCCATGAGAGCCCCTATGTAGAGCTAGTCTTAGTAGCTGCTTACCTTCTGAAGTAGCCAGAACGTCCATTAAATCTACTGTGCCATTCCAAGGATTATATGATGGTTCTACTCTAATTCCTTCACGGAGCATAGACTCTGAAACAGGTCTTTTATGACGAGCATCAGAACACATTATGCTCTTTATTACTTTTCCCCAATAGCTGTTATAAAGTATAATTGGAGAACCAGACTTTATATACTTGAGATAAGCTTCTTGAGCAGTATCTTCGGGACTTTCAGAGCCATAAACACAGGCTAATTTATAAAGGTACGCCCATATCGCGTTTACGTCTGGCATATCACAGCTATTATATCTGACTCGTTTAAGAGTCTATAAACAACATCGCCTTGTCGAATATTAAGGCCAGCCTTAGTTGGAATAAGAACCCTACAGCCATCAGCACAAAAACCATTACCGTTTATTACTTCAGCTACAGATAACTCAGGCTTCTTGACTGTGTCAGGTAAAACAAGGCTGCTATGGACTAGTTTAAATACTTCGACTAGTATTTTGCCTTTAGTCGGCGTTATCATCATCTTCTTCGTAAGACTTGACCTTTTTCTCACGGATTCTGTCTTCATCAGAAGTATCAAGTTGCTCAAGCTGCGGCTCTTTACTTTCAGCACCAGAGGCCAGACGCTCTGAGACCGTAGCGCCTCTAGGGAATCTGGCGAGGTCAGCGACATACTCATTAAGAATAGGATTAGGTGCCAGATAGCCCATCTTAGTTAGACGCTCAATAAACTGTGACAAGTCTGCTAGCTGAGGATCACCTACTGTAGTATGCTGCAGCTTAGGATACTTACCATCTACTATACCGTTTAGTTCAAAGAGAAGTGGGACGGCGACTTTATTGAAAGTCTCTTCGATGATACTAACATAGCCTTCAAGTGCAACTTCGAAGAAACTTCTGGACTGCTGGGCCAAAGCAAATGAGCCAACACGCGCTGTCCCAAACTCAAGGAACGCAGCTAGGACAGATATAAGCATATTACTGCGGTGGCGTTTAATAGCAAGGTCAAATAAATCAGCATCGACTCTTCCTTCTGGCCTAGCGAGTCTGAATTCCCATCCATCAAAAAGAACAATTCCGCCCTGTTCATCAGCCCGAACTGAGCTGACAATGTTTATACCAGCTTGTTCATCAGAGAGAGCGCCTTTGTCTTTAATAGTAGTAGCGCCTTTGGGTAGTGTTATAACAGGAATACCGGCGCCTGTGCGCTCCAGAGATATGCCTTCTATGGCTTCTAGGTTGTTCATAAAATACCAGGGGCGATAGGCTTGTCTGAATATACTTTCTCCCTCTGGATTGTCACCTTCTGTTCTGAGCCTAAAGTTAATAACCTTAGCCATCGGAATAGTGATTTCTTCAACGCTTACAGGTGGCCGCTGAATGATACCTATAACCTCGGACGAGTTAGGTGCCGCCTGCTGCCAGCGCTCTATAGAGCTTTGCAAGATGAGGTCTAGGTTCTGAAAACCTATCTTGCCATCCGTAAAGTTAGAAGAATCTTTAGTTTTATTTTTGCCAGACCTGACCTTAAACGTCATCTCAAAAGGCGCATAACCAAAAGGTAATACTGTTGTCGTGTTAGCAGTAAAACCCGCCCAAGAATCTACCATGTCGTTACGAACAGATGTCTGGAAAGCCGCCCGTTCTACAGCTTCTGGAGTTCTGTCATAGGGTATATCATTCCAGATAACAGATCTGAACGCCATCTCGATAGCACGAATAAAGCCACCTGCAATAGGATTGCCCTTACGCATCTCTTCGTAGACGGCGATAGCTGCCTTGCCACGAAGTTCAGGTAAATAGTCTTCAAGAACATACCCGCTCCAGATCTTTAGCGCGGGTTGCGATATTCTACTCGGCGTTGCTACTTTTTTCTTAGCCATTTTAATCAGCTCTTAGAAGACTCAACATAATCTGTTTTCCTGCCTGTCTTACCTCTTGTATATCAAGAGAAACATTTCTGCCTTCAAGGACGATATTCACTGTTAGACTGACTCTCATATACTTATTTGCGCGAAGTTCATAGATTGTCTCTTCAAGAAGAGATATTACATCTTCTGCAGTGACTATCTCATCCATCTTCTTACTCCTACTCCACCTGTCCACGAAGAAGATGATCTTGCTGTATGACCCGCAAAAACTAAGTCCTGTCTCTCGGTTGCCGTTGGTGTTGGCGATGTACCAGAATCACCTGCAGCCAAAATAGCAAAAGCTAAGGCAAAGGCATAGTGATCAGCAGCAGCACCAATATATCGCGGGACAAGTTTATTAAAACGCTGATCTTTCACAAGATCTCTTATGAGTGCCCTGAGATGATTAATAAAGCCTGAGATGCTTCTAATCTCATATGGGAATACTATAGCTTCTTCACGACACTTAGTATACATATTATCTAAGAGAGATGTTCTGTTGTACTTAATTTCTTGGACTTCTTCAAGGTAACGCAAATCGCCAGTGTTCTCTATATGAAGCCAGCGGTAAACGCGGCCAGGGTATTTTTGTGCCCACTCTGTAGTTGCTCTAGCATCGCCGCGAGCATCAATGATGCACTGTCTAATATTGTTTCTCTTGAACCAGGCATCCAGCTCATTAAATGTATCAAACTCTTCTGCCTGACGAACAGCCCATTTATCTTCGTAGCGTTCTACGACGACAGCGTGAAGTCTAGAACCAACATCTACACCGCCGAAGCCTTCTTGAGCTGGAAAAAGCGAGAGGCTACTGTCGTAATGAAGCTCTGATGTTTCAAGACGCCCACCTTTAGGGGCATAAGGTAATCCAAGTCCAGAGTTCCAGAAACTCTGTATCTTAGGTATATCATAAGTTGCTAGAGAGTCTGTTGCCATTTTCGTTAAATTAGCTAGTGGTGACATTAAGCGTGAGACATGATAGCCATGCAGAGGACGTGTAGGGTATTTAGCTATCCATTCGCCATCACTGAGTCTGTCTATGGGCCTGCGACACTTGGAGCAAACCATAACTGCATCTGTAGCGACATTATTATGATCTGTTTTGATTTCAACACTCTTGAACCAATCTATTTCCTGCCAATGGTTACAAGATTGACACTTAATATGCCACTCACGTTGATCAGATTGTTGGAACATCTGATGTATGCCCTGCTCTGGAAATGTGGGTTTCGAGACGGCCCTAAAGAGCGGGAATTTAGCAGAACCAAGACGCTCTTTAGACCACTCTACTGTATCACTAGAAAACCAGTCCACTTCATCATCTATAACGATATCAGCATCAACAGAGATAAGCTGCTTGGTTGTATCAGAACCTCTCATATGTAAAGAGCTGCCCTTGAAACGCTTCAGGCGTGTCCTGTTAACCTGATTTCGTAGACCAGACTTCTCGAACTTATCTCTAAGAAACGGGGACTCCTCTATTGCTTTATCAAATCGGGACTGAGAGAAATCGTCTATCTGGGATTGTGTCGGCATAATATACATGACGTTGCCGCGTTCGCCATGCTTAGTATCAAGTGACCAGAGAGAAAGATTGACGAGATACTCAGAGATAAATATCTGCGTGCCCTTCATAACAATAACTTCAGGTGACATATCCTCATATATTGCTATTTGAGAAGGTGGCAGAACTACCTCAGAGTTATTAATTAGCCTATTTTTATATGTCCACTCTAAAAGATCAGGTTTATCTCTGTCTATGACGCCAGACAGACCCTTTTCGAGCATCTTAGCAAGATAGCTTGCTGAGTTATCTGATATCTCAGTCATCAGCGATTACCTTTTCTGTAAAGGGTGCCTCTTCGGGTTCTGGTATGTCGAGTTTCTGGTTTCCAGGTAGAACAGATGCAAATTCTGAGACAAATACTCGCGCTCTGTCTGATTGCCGGCTATACGAGTTAGCACGAGTAAAGGCATGAATAACGGCAGCTATGATACCGTTCATGAATTCTTCTTTAATTACGTGTGCCTGTTTCTCTTGAATCTCTGTAGCAGTCTTAGCTATCTTAGCTACGAGCTGAAGAGCCTTTAGCTGTAGTTCTTTATCGGCATATTCGAGTTCGCCATTATCACCTTTAAGCAAGTTAGCGACAACTATACGAGAGATAGCAAGCTCTTCGCCAAGATCAACAGAATAGAGTTGTTCGATCAATTCAGGATGCTGAACTAAGTTCTGATGGATATTATGATAGCCTTTCCAGAGACCCTTGACTGTATAGATATTCTCGCCGTTCTGAACAGCCAGGGCCTTATTAGTTGGCTTCCAGTCACCACCATGAAGTTTACAGCGCCAACGTGGTGCTATAGGAGTCCTCTTACATACAGAGTTAGTAGTGCCGACACGAATTTTCTCACCACAGACGAAAGTGCCAGACTCTTCATCGAAGACAGGTTCTCTGTCTTTGACAAAACTCATTATGGCTTTGCCACCCGTCTTCTTGTCTGGAGATATAGATAGAGCCACGATCCCATTGTGCCTCAATACGGCTCACTTGTCAAGCGCCTTCCTATACTATATAGGCGTCGTTGTAGGCGTCACCTCATATCTCTCTCTTAAAGGTATTGACAAAGGCTAGAATCCGTGGTAAAGCTAGATTGGGCAACCTCCTTACCCGACTGACCCGAAGCTCTGATGACTGGTAGGCTCACTCAGAGGGGAGGGCAAGAGACCAGATGTTTAGAGCGCATCTGGCCTCTCTTCTTCGCCAGAAACGCCCCATTAAGTGACACAGGTAGCACTGATGTTCGTGAAGTCTGAAACGGCGATTTTTTGTTATGCATCTGAGGAGAGACTAAGAACCCCTATGACCCGAATCGCGCAATTTTCGGCATTAGCGTCTGCTTATCTGGAAAGTTAGGTCGGCTTCGCGACGAAGGGTTAGCATGGGTTAAGAGAGTCCCTTCGTCTCTACTAATTTAAAGGCGTCTCTGTTTCTCTTAGTGTATTCTTAACACTAACTCAAGAGGAAAAGTAGAGCCGTGCATTGTCGGTGGATGCACGGCTCTAGACTACTTGGTTACTTGGCTATCGGGAGCGGCCTGTTGGCGGCCTTCACACGTCGCGGTTGTTTCGCGTTCCTCTGCATGACGATCCTATCCGCCTTCGCCACATCCGCGGCAACAAGCGCTCTCTCGCTTGCCGTTCCCACAAGCCGAGGAGCCGTCACCATGTCAGGCGGTATTCCCTTGCGTGGCGGGATGATGTCATTCGCCGGTCGCGTCACGCCGTCTTCGCACTCACCAACTATAGCGGCATCCGCAAACGCCTTCCGGTAAACGGCCATTCCCGCTACTACGGTTGGGCTTATCGGATAGGTTGTTCCATCCGCTTTGACCTTGTGATAGAGCGAGCGTAGGTCGCCGGAGGGGTCGATGTCACGGGCTGCAGCCATTGCCTTCGTGAGAACAGGGGTATCAAGGCTCACGTCCTTGTGTACCCAATTGCGGACAGGGTAAAGCAATTGGGAGACCCGTTCCCCGTTCGCCCTTTGGCCCTTGCCATCCGGTAGCGTGGCTGTCCCATCCGGCTCTATCGACACCGGAGCCGCAACCTCGTTAAGAGTGGCCATGATCCGCTTCGACCCACGGATTAGGGTTGTGAGTTTGGCGAGAATGCCAACACTCGCTTCGGCCTTTTCCAACGAGGCGAGCGTGGCCGCGTCCTTCGCCATCTTGGCTCGTAGAGTATCGGCCTTGCTTGTCTCGGTCACTTGTCACCTACTTTCCGACCCCGTTGTAGGGGTCTCTATCCGTTCTTACCGACGCCCTTAGCATATCATGGTAGGGAAAATGTTGTCAAGAAAATAAGCGCTCAACTGCACCGAAAATTTGTTCTACTATCCCTTAATCCCTATCTAGATTCGGTTTTTTTGGCTACGATATAGGTTAATTGTGATATCCTTCACTTGTCTCTAATTGTTTATGTTGTTTCCATAACGTAGGTGTAAAATAGGGTTATGTCAATATGTTAGTGTAGATGGTACACTTTCTTAGTGTCTATGGTACACTATAGAATACGTCTATCGCTGCACCTATAGACATCTTCTATGGTAGTTATAGATAATTTCTATAACTGCACCTGTAACGTTATGTCAAGCAGGATTATGTCAAGCAGAAGCGTTATAGATAATATCTATCGGCCACATAGACATCTTCTATGGTTCTTTTTCTCTCGTTATCTGCACCTATTCTATACTTGAACCGCGATCTGTTTTTCTGCACCTACTGTTAATCTTGAACGCGCTGGCTATCTGACTGCACCCACGTCTGCTTTTCTGTTAATCTTCTTTACTGGTATGCACCCATCTGCTTCTCTGCTTTTCTTCTTTTCTATTTCTTACTTGAATCGCGCCTGTTTTTCTGTTTATCTGCTTTAGTATAGATAGTTGAACCATTCTGTTTATCTGTTTTTAAAGGGCAAAAGAAAAGGCCAGCGTGGACGGAGACGCTGACCTTTTCTGGTATTATCTGGTTTTCTTACAACACGCTGGACACTTACCCGCCGCACGAGCGGCAGAGTAGACTTGTAAGCAGCGGACGCATCGGCGCTGTTTTGACTTCGCCATCTTCTTACCTGGGCAGCACCTGGGTAATCATGTAGATCAGTCCAAAGGTCATGCTACCGATGAGTAGATAGCCCAGAGCGTATGCGATGCTCTGCATTTAACCTTCCCTTTCGCAGTGTCTGCATTCTTTGGCGTAGAAGCAGTGATGTTTACGGCACCAGTGCCACTCGATACCGCATTTACAGACACCACCTGTTTTTATTCTTTGCCCACAAGCCGCGCACTGCATCTCTAGTCCACCCTCCACTCACTGAGTAGGTCTTCCGCCGTCGCGTAGACCCACGTTCGAGCATTCAGTCTCACGGCGGGCTTCGCGAACAGATTGCCTTCCGAAACCAAGAAGGTGCCATCGGCGGGAAGTAGACCCAAGATGTGATCTCCGCTTTCTTCCGGTTCCCTACTCACTAAGGGCAACCAGGGCCACGCGGGCCACAAGTCCGCGTTACCCATCATCTGGATATCTCTCTCGTCCATCATGCTCCTTTCCTGAGATGTATGCGGGCACTTCTCGTTACAAGGGAGGCGATCTCTCGTCCAACAGGATAGCTCTGAAAAACTACTCCCATCTTGCCGAACACCGCGTCTAGGTCTAGGTCGCGGTTACAGCCGGAACAAGAACCGTCTGAAAGCACTGTCTCGTCCAGGCACGTCCAGGGACAGTAGACCACATCGCGCCCATACAGATACCTCTTCGGCCTTGTGTGGGCTTCGTTCTGCATTCCGTCCTCCTTTTCTGAAAGCCCCGCGAGGGGCGTCTGTCCGTCCATAGTCATTATACCAAGATCTGCCGGCTCGGTCAAGCCTTTTCAGGACGCCTGTTTCGGGCATCTGTTCTAGTGCAGACGGTCTGTTTGTCTGCCTGCACCCATATCTTCTTTTCTTCTTATCTAACCCACCTGCTCGCAACCATCTGTTTTTCTGTTTTACTGTATCGTTCTGCTGCACCTTGAACTGCTTTTCTGGACGCGCCTGCACCTCTTCTTTTCTGCTTGAACCGCTTTCGCTGCTTTTCTGTTTATCTTGAACGCTGCTCTGGACTGCTCTGTATATCTTATCTGTTCTGTATACCTTGAACTGTTTTTCTGTATATTTAAAGGCGAAAAAGAAAGGGCTGACATTTCTGTCAACCCCTTCTAGTTCTATGCTAGAGTCGGGCTATACTTCTGGTTTACTGGTTAGCTAGTTTTGTAGACATCCACCAGAGGCTTCTCGCTCCCATCTTCCATGATGGCGACGAATCCGGCCCTCCTGATATCTGCAATGACTTCAGGCTTCGTAGTAACTGTGTGAGCACTGGCTCTACCCGTCATCTCCTTAGCCTTATCCTCACCATACATATCCCGCAAGACCTGAATCTCTGCCGTGCGCTTGATAGCCTTGCCGTTAAGCTTAATCTCTGCAACGCCAGCAGCCTTCAAGAATGATTCGCCTCTGGTTCCGTTTCCACCACCAGCAGATTTGCCTCTACCCGCTACAGAACCTTCGATACCCTTACCATCTTCCGAACGAGTTACCTTCATGTTCAAGGGAAGAATAGTATTGATATCCAGCTTCTTCTCTTGGCAGTAGAGCTGAACTGTCTGAACGACATGACTGGCGATACCAGCCTTGTGCGTATCAAGGACAGTCTTCTGTCGCTTAGTTTCGAGCTTCGTGACGTTACGCTCTAGCTTTGACAGCTCAGCCTCTTGCGCTTCGGGACTCAGCTTTGCTAGCCGCTCTGCAATTGCTGCTACCTTTTCGTCCATCTGAGACTCCTTTCCTTACCCGACTCTTTTGACTCTCTAATCATACCACATAGGCAGCCAGTGTCAAGTATTTTTAGCAATTTAGACGCCCTATTTCTTAACTTAGCGCCTGCTAGGTTAGGCTCTAGCCACTTGACAATCATTGCTCCTTTACTATAACCCTTTGTATCTAGCATAGACTTGAACTCTGCACCTAGAATACAGATTTAAAGCGCGTCAGTATAATCGAAGAACTCGTCTTGACACGTCTGACACATACGACTTAATCTGTACTCCTTACGACTTAGAGCGTCTCTAAAGTCTCTCTCCAAGACTCTAAAACTCCCGCAAGTAATACAAACGCCGTCGTTTTTAGAGCGTCCAAAGAACACTCTGGCCACTGCTTCTTTCGCTTCTATGACTCTGTTACTCTCCAGTATCCTGGTTGCGCTCACTGGATTCTCCTCTCTAACATAACTCTTTTGTTTCTTTACTGTGTCTAACCTTCTTACCGATTGATTTTAGTTACTCTGTCATAAGGCAAAAGACTTGTCTTTGCTTTGTCGGCGAATACAGGTTAGGTCAACGGCGCAACTTTTACATCTAACCTGTGACCCGAACTGAGTCCCTAGCATCTCTTCCAAGAGAACCCTTACCTTATTTTGTATCTCCTCTGCGAAGATATATTCTACGGGCGTCTCGCCATCTGAATACCCCTTCCCATTTACAGCTACAGCGAAAATAGCATCGATAGTGATGCCTAGAGTTTCTAGAGAATCCTGGCTCCAGGTGCTCGACGATACTATTTCTAGTCGATCTGCGAGCTTCTGGGTTTTGGTTTTACGTGGCATCCTCTTCTCCTATCTCTATAACTGAGTCAGGATCTATATCGAAGCTACCTTCAACATATAGAGTATTATCAGGAAGATCGAAGGTGCTACTTGTTGCCACTTCAATAGCTTCATCCTTACTACCAGCTTCAACTATAATGTATCCTCCTACTTGCCAGAAGCATCCTACTTTATACTTGGACATTCTTCTTTTCTTTCTTTACTCTGCGTCTTTTGGTATCAATAAGCTGACAGTCTGAGCAGGGCCAAGGCTGCTTTAGTATAAGATCTGGTATAACTAGCTTACCACCAAAGGCAGTCCACTGCACATAGTTATCTATATCCTGCTCATATTCTCGCCCACACTTATAACAGATACGAATTAGTTTCCAGTTGTATTTAGTCATGCCATACCTCCTTTCTCTCTCCTTTATCTGCTGCACCTACCTCTGCTTATCTGTATATCGACCTTTTATATCTGCTTCTTCCCACATGACCAGCACCGCTTATTAACGCCAATATAGGCTCTGCATCGCTGACAATGCAAGTCTCCACTTCTCATCTACTTTTCTCCTTTCATGGTATCTGCCATCCATCTCGTATCTGCGTCGCTTGTGCTCTCTGTTCAGAAGTTAGAGACTCAAGAACTACTATCCGTATGTCGTCGTAGACAGAGAGACACTTAAGACAGATGTAATGTGCCCCTATTTTCTTACAATCCCTACGCATCTGACAGATCTCGCAGATTGCTATCGCGCTCATTGTATCTTCGCCTCCTTGTACTTGAAACAGTCGCACCGATGTTCTCTGACGATTTCCCAGGTATCTTCATCTAAGTCGTAATGTGCAGAACACCTCCCTTCTCCATTGCTATGTAGACCATGACGATGACCGCAGCGGCACCTTTTACCACACATCTAACTGATTATCTCTCAGTCTTCTGGATATGCAGCTCGCTCTGCCCGTATCTGATCATCCAGGATTTGTTGACCCATCTCTTGAACTATACGCGCCTTTTCTTTCAGTAGATCTTCAACAGACTCTGGATTAGCTGTCCATTCTTTGTACTCCTCGGAACTGTGAAAATATGGCGAACCGAACATCCCTGCCCTGGCTATACTTTCTTCCCATGTACGACCCCACTTGTCAAACAAGAGCATCTTCTCCATAGGCCAAGGAGTCCATCCTATAAGTCTGCCGTCTCTGACAACGGCAACACCTCCGCCTTGACAGACTACGCCATAAGTCTCTGACAGTGGGTTGTCGAAGGGAACATAATCCCCAGGTTTATAAGTTATCATCTCACAATACCAGAGTTTGACTTGTTCTCCATCCGCCGGAGTGTTTGGCAGATTAAGTGTATCGTATGTTCCCATTTTTTGTCTCCTCCTTTTCTGCACCTATTTTCAGATGCTTTGC